ATCGGGTCTAATACTAAATCACCGGGGTTTGTGCTAATCTCAATCAGACGTTCAATCAATTTGACGGGTTTTGCGGTTGGATATTTTCGACCTTCCGACCCTTGACTAATTGAATGTATGTCGTCCCATAAATCGGTGCAAGGTTTGCCTGGATTTTCAGATAAATAAATTTTCTTATATAAATTTGCACCTTCCTTTTTTGGTAAATGTAACCGATTATCATCGCGCAGCTTGACTAATTCAGATTCTTTTATTCGCCAACCGGAGGGTGGATTGAATATCTTCCCTTCCACTTCAAATGCATACATATACCCCTGTTTTGTCTTTTCCGTTACCAAATGCCCAAAAGAATAATTCCCACGCAATGTGTCGCTATTTTTGAACGAATTTTTCAAATAGGTCGCATCTTTTTCTTGTGTAACTACATTGAATTTGTGTTTCACTTGCTTATTACATTTGAATATGATATCAATAGTGGCGCCCAACTTATTTTTAACATTATTTTTAGAACGACACTTTTTCCAAAATATAGGGGTTACAATTGGGAAATGTTTTCGGAGCACTTTTTCGGGAATAAACATACACGCTGCGGATATATGGAAGAATAGAGTTCCATCATTGGTTAATACATTATAGAGGGGTGTGATTGTTGATTCCAAGAATTGTTCATACGTTTCATCTGTCCATTTATCACCAAAACCTATCGTAGAATCCACGCCCATAATATAGTTTCGGTCGGAATTAAAAGGCGGGTCTAAATAAATCATATTAATAGTGTTTGGTGTTAATGTTTTCAAATATTCACAACATTCTCCCACATGTAAAGATACACTTGGGTGAATAGGTGCGATCTTAGCAAATTTGGGTATTGTTGACGTTTTCTTAGGAGGCATTTTGCACGGGTGTTGTATTTATATATAAATATGCTATTAAATCAATTTTGTTAAATAATATTTCATACAAAATTGATTCATATATCTTCATTATTTGGTATGTATCCATACACAAAATACACATTAACAATGAATAACAATTACCGTCCCAAACGTTTATTGGCTGAAATATGTCCATCAATGGTTGAACTACTCGAATATTACGCAGATAGGGGGCTGAATTATATTCTTAGTGCGGCAGGTGGAACACCATGCGCGGTCACTCAAAGAATTCGAAATGCGAGTGCAATCATACTTATTCGTATACTCGAATCAAATGCTCAAACCGATGCAGATATAGAAAAAAAAATAAATTATACATTTAAGGAATTATCTAAAACTGAAAGACGTGCTGTTAATTCACTCGTATCTAAGGTGCTCCTGCATATGCGCTTTGAATCGCATAAAACAATTTAATTTAACATATTATCGTCATATAATGAAATATAAAACTAATGTATATTATCCGTATGAGAACCAAGGTATTGCGCAATGTATTTTCCAATACCGCTAATATGGTTAGTCGACAATTTTCAAATAAAAATGATACAAGTAAAATTATGTTTACAAAAACTCATGAATATATCAAATTTGATAAACAGAATATAGGAACAATCGGAATATCATCATATGCGGTCAATAAGGTGGGTGATATTATTTTTACTGAATTAATCGGAGAGGATGAAGCTGTCGAAAAAAATCAATCCATTGGAATATTAGAGTCGGTAAAATCTGCAAATGAAATATATACTCCTGTAAATGGTATAATAGTAGAACAAAACAAAAAGGTTATAGAAACACCAGAATTAATAAACGAAGATCCCATGGGCGAAGGATGGTTAGTAAAAATTTCATGCGTTGATAAAACAGATCCAGATTTAATGGATCATGAAACGTATAATGAATACATTAAAACAGAAAACTCAGAATAGCAACTCTAATTAGAACCATTATTTATTTTTAAATGAATAATAATGCCTCTGCGTTATACAATGAAACAAAAAATAGAAAAGAACATATATTTAGGGAATTATGGAACAAATGTTTGTTGTATCGATTATGATAACTTTTTTGTTTTGTCTAACTAAGTTTGTTGAACGACATTATTTGTCTGATGATAAAAAGCCTCTCAAGGATGTAGTGCGTGATTGTATTGTAGTAATGGTTTGTTCACTCACTGGTGCATATATATATTTTCAATACAGTGGATGTATCGGAGATTTCTTTAATATTGTAACGGAGACAAAGGTATTAACCCCTGATACAACACATGTATTTACTGATGTGCCTAATTTCTAATTTCGTTTATTATTTTCATTATTATTATTTATGAAAATAATTATTTACACATAACATGGTATTTTGTCGATATCTAGACTATTTTCTTGGACATCAGAAGATTGGAATTGTTTGAAATAGGCTTCATTTAATTGATTATTTGGAGTATGGTTATGAACTGTGCGAGCAATCATTTTATATAATTTGAAACTAGGATATCTTTCTTCCCCGTTTTTCTTATATAATACATTTTTTCCATTATCATCCATACACCAACGTGCGATTGTTTTTTGTAAATCGTCCATATCATCGATATCGACATCAATTTCCAATATGAAATCAAAGATAGATGAACCTAATCGACATAAATCAAAGCTATTATTTGGTACCAATATAGGACGTTTTGAATTCATGAATGGCTCCATATTATATTGCGTTGTAGCATCTCCATCTGGTGCAAAACTATCGCTGCAAAATATTTTCCCTTTAAAATTATAAATACTTCGTCCAAAATCAATAATTTTCATAATACGTCCATACGTAGGCACCTTATATGTTTGACCAGAATAGTTGTAATATAAAAATGGTTTATCTGTATTCACATACATAACATTATTAGTATGTAGGTCATTGTGAGTAAATTTAAATGCTTTCTGATATACAAGAAGAATCATAATTATTTGAAATAAATAACTAGCCCCATTGTCTACGGTAATTTCATCTGTTACAAATAATTCATCCAAAGTTCCATCACATTTTTCCATGCATATCATTTGCACTGGGAAATTATGAATATAACCAAATACATCCTCGTCATCGGAATATTCACTACTTTCTTCTGAAGTCGAATCCGATTCTGATCCACAAGCCGCATCAGAATCCACATCAGATTCATCAGATGAACTATAGTTCAAATCACTGTCTGATGACGATGATTCGTCGGAACTCGAATTTATAGAGCGTGTTTTTTTTGTATATATAATTTCAACGTCCTCGTCATTATTATTATTAATTTCCATACTTTCTATATCAGGTAAAAAGTCACAATCTAAATTTATTTCATCATTGTCTTCTAATAATAACCTATGTTTATTTTGTCTTGAACCCGCTATAATATTCAAACCATCGTTAATACGTTCATCGTCTTCAATTACAAATAATTTTCCAATATTTTCATTAAAAAAACGAGAATTTCGTAAAAATTCGATATCATCTGAAATTGATACCCGAAAGTCATCTTGTACCCCAATATACGAACCATAGTAATCTACAGCATGTATAAAATTATGTGTATGTAATAAATTACTCGATAGATAGCTAAAAAAGGCATCTACATAAGAAGCATTATCATGACATATCATTTTTGGATGAACTGTTTCGTTAGTAGAATCGAATCGAGGCATTGTTCGAATATTCGCATCTTTGATATCGTATTTACCTATCATATATCGATAAGGGTCAAGTAAAGGCGAAAATTTAACAAATACATTTTTTTCAATTAATTCGGAATTATTCATATCATACACATGCGTTAAATCATTTATATGATACGTATGATTCAGTGCGATTTTACCAAAATTATTATTATTCATATCAAAAAAGCGGTTATAAATGGGATTATACAATTGTATATTTTGTATACAATACGGATTATATTTAATACCGTTGATTGATTCTCCGTAAATATTTTGATATTGTTCTCCTAAAATATCCAGGTTTATTTTGGTTGGTTTATAATAATTTAATGCAAATTTTTCCATTTTTCGTATAAATCTATTATAGGGTGTATAAATAGAATATTCGACAGAAATAAACGTGAATAATTATTTTATCCGTCTGCATTTCATATTTTTAATCTAAAAACTTTAGTATAGATATCACAGTAATGACTTTAGAATTGAAAAAATTTGATATGAGATGGATTACATTTAAAGCAAATGAGAATAAAGGTCCTGTTGTTGTTATGATTGGTCGTCGTGATACTGGTAAAACGTTTTTAGTAAGAGATTTATTATATCATCATCAAGATATTCCCATTGGAACAGTTATATCTGGAACAGAAGCAGGAAATGGATTTTACGCCAAACATGTTCCAAAATTATTTATTCACGATGAATACAATTCCGTTCTGATTGAAAATGTATTGCGACGTCAGAAGGCTGTTCTTAAACAAATGAATAAGGATATTGAAACCTACAAAAAGAGTACCATTGACCCACGTGCATTTGTTATTTTAGATGATTGTTTATATGACCAAACATGGACTCGCGATAAAATGATGCGCTTACTGTTTATGAATGGTCGTCATTGGAAGATTATGCTTATTATAACCATGCAGTATCCTTTAGGCATTCCTCCAAATTTACGTACCAACATTGATTATGTTTTCATTTTACGTGAACCTTATATGACGAATCGCAAACGTATCTGGGAGAATTATGCTTCTATGTTTCCTACATTGGAGTCTTTTTCGTCCGTGATGGATCAAACTACTGAAAATTATGAATGTCTAGTTATTAATAACAATGCGAAATCCAATAAATTATACGACCAAATATTCTGGTATAAAGCGGAAATGCGTCCAGACTTCCGTCTTGGGTCAAAGGAATTTTGGGACATATCCAAGAATATGGGTTCTGATGACGAAGACGAAGCATATGACCCCACTAAAGGTAAACGACGTACCGGACAACAAATTAATGTTAAAAAATCGTCCTCTTCTAAATGGTAGGAATAATGGGGCAAACATATAAAATAACAATTTTTTATGTTTTTAACTAGAATCTATTATAATTATTCCGTCTTATTCGCATCTGCAAATTCACTCTGAATATCAGCGGCAGATGGACTTGAATTCTCAATGACTTCCTTTGCATGTGCCTCACGATCTTCATCGTTCGCTACATCACGAGTCTCGAAATCAATAGTATCCTTCACACCAATTAATTCTCCCTCATCATTTAATGTTTGGGTCAATACATTACCAGATTCCTCTGCCTTTTTAATATTCTCAGCAATAGCTTTTTCCTTGGCTTCTTTAACGCGCTTATCAAATTCATCCTTTGCTTTAGCTTCATTCTTTATTTTTTCTTGATGAAGCTTATTCAACTCGTCTTCCATGAATTCAATGCGACCTGTCTTGTATGCATTGGGATCCCAAGGAAGCCATATTCCGACGGGCGCGACGAAAATATCATGATTGGGGTCTTTTTCGCGCAATCGCTTACAATGCAGTTCTGCTTCTTCCTGTGTTGGAAAATTACCTCTGTTTTTTAATCCACGAACTGATGTTTGAAATGCATGATCACGGTTAAATGTTTCAGTAACACGTTCTTCATTCTTATCCAAATAATTCTTATAATCATCCGATACACACCCCTCTTTTAGGCGTTCTTGTTCTTCTTTACAGAAATCATTATAATCGGCCATTAGATTTTCCACATTCAAGTTATATTTATAAGAAATAAAATTCACAAAATCACCAAATTTCGTCATTGACTTAGTAAAATCCCATTGTTGCACAAATTGTTCAAACAAATATGATTCGCGTTTCTCAAGAATCTTTTCGGGAGACAGGAAAGAAATGCATGTAAATTTTTGCCCAGATATTCCCGCATCCTCATCTAGCACATCTACATATTTAGGATTTGGTGTTCCGTCGTTCTTTTTTTTTCGTTCAACACTCGCCATTTAGCAAAACTATGAGATATTACCTATATCTATGTTTAAGTGATTTTTAAACAAAAACAATATTCTAACTATTTAGAATATTAGTATTATCCGCGTTAGTTTTTTTTTCGACACTTATATTATAAACAGACAATGAGCGGATTATTCGACTTTAGCGAACTTGTGAAACGTGCTATCAAATACTTGATTGAGGGTCTTATGGTGGCTATTGCTGCCTATGCTATCCCTAAGCAATCCCTTAAGGTTGAGGAGGTCATCATCATCGCCCTTACCGCCGCTGCTACATTCAGCGTTTTAGATGTGTTTGTCCCTACCATGGCTTCTTCTGCACGTGGTGGTGCCGGCTTCGGTATTGGTGCAAACCTCGTTGGATTCCCCGGAGGACTCTAAGTGCGTCAACTCCTTTTTCATAAACAAGTTTAAATAATACAATATAAATAGTTGATTGTATTATTATTATTAGCAGCATACATGGCGTTACCTACTAGTTTTGCATTTCCACTTACTGCTGTTTCCATCACAAATCAATGTGCATATATTCTTGAACAATATAACGGTTGGTATATTAATTTTATCGGTAAAGAGTTTTCTACCAAAACCGATTTCTTTCAACATTTTGAACAAACCGACAATTGGGATTTAAAACTTGAATGTATGGATTTTATGCAATATGTTCATCCTGAACCATCGGTTCGAGAGGCATCAGTCGAATCTTCTAAAAAGGTATCCGAATTTGGTAACAAATGGTCAATGGATGTTGATGTTTATAACACTATCGTCAATTTTCATACTCAATACGCGACTGAACTTGGAGGGGAAGAACAATTATATTTACAACGCACAATGGACGGATATAAACATAAGGGTATTCATCTCAATAAAAATCCTCGCATTAAGCTTGAAGCGATTAATCAGAAACTTACTGAAATGAGCATCACTTATAGTAATAATTTAAATGAAGTCGACGACTACATTTTTTTTACAAAAGACGAGCTAGACGGAGTAGCCAGTGATTTTATCGAAACTCTTGACAAGAAAGACGATAAATACAAGGTAACTACGAAATATGACCATATTAATATGATTATGCCTTATTGTAATGTTGAAAATACGCGAAAAACTTTAAGTAAACTTTTCGGATTGCGTGGAAAAGAACCATTCAAAAATCAAAATCTATTGAAAGAAACTCTTGTTCTACGAAAAGAAAAAGCAGTATTACTCGGATATTCTAGTTATAGAGACTATGTTTTATCTCACCGTAGAATGGCTTCCGGCACAGAACAAGTTGACGAATTTTTAAAACAATTATTGGACAAAATGAAGTCGGCATCACAATCAGATACAGATCTGATTGCTAAGTATTTTAACAAGGATAGTATGGAATCGTGGAATCTTTCTTACTATACAAATTTATATAAAAAAGAGGTTCTTCAATATGATCAAAAATTAGTTCAGGAATATTTTCCATTGGAAAAATTATTACCCAATCTTCTGGGCACATTTGAAGATATTTTTAGCCTTCATATCAAAGAGGTTGCGGTTAATGATGACCAAACATGGCATGATTCTGTAAAATGTTATGCTGTCTACGATAATACATCTGATAACGTATGTAACCTAATTGGGCATTTTTATGTCGATTTATATCCTCGTGATGGTAAATTTGGTCATGCAGCTGCATTCACATTAAAACCTGCTTTCATTCCCACTTCATCGCAGAAGGAAGTCATTTCAAATTCAGGGGATTCTTACACAGCTCAATTGGAACAATCTGATTCTGATTCTTGCAGAAGCACACCGGTGTCTGCTATGGTTTGTAATTTTACGCGTCCAACGAAAGAAAAGCCTAGTCTTCTCACTTTTGGTGAAGTAGAGACGTTCTTTCATGAGCTCGGGCACATTTTTCATCAACTTCTCAGTATAAATCGCTTTTCTATGTTCAGTGGAACTTCTGTTGAACTTGATTTTGTAGAATGTCCTAGTCAGGCCCTTGAAAACTGGTGTTATGAGGAAGATTTCTTAACACGTATTAGCAGCCATTACATCACAGGAGAAAATATTCCCATCGAACTCATGCAAAAAATAAAGAAAAATAAGCATATGTTCAATGGTTTACATTACATTCGTCAACTCATATTTGCTATTTACGATATGAAATTACATTCTAGTGATAACACCGTTGACGCCGAAATTTTATTTGATCAAATACAATCTGACCTAAGTCCACTCATTCATGGAGAGTCTTGTATGGCCGCGAACTTTGGACATTTAATGAGCGGATATGAAAGTGGGTATTACGGTTATTTATGGAGTGAGGTATATGCCGCAGAAGTATTCCAACATTTTAAAGATTCTGGAAACATTTTTAATCGCGATATTGGATTACATTATAGGCGATGCATTCTTGAAAAGGGAGGAACTGAAAGCGGCTTTCGTATGATGAAAAATTTACTTGGACGTGAACCCAATAATGCTGCATTTATGAAAGCATTTGAGTAATAATTGATTTTTTAACGATTATGATAATACATAATCGCTAAATAGGATCATACTTATATGACAGCAGGTATCTGAGACATAAATGCGATATAGATTAAATATTTTACCTCTTCCAAAGATAATGGATTATAATAATAAACCACGTTTTGGAAAAATAGATATTGAAACGTTAGTAAACAACACCCGAATGATATATAATACATTGTCCTTTTCATACATTTTTTATTACATTTATGTTTGCATGTATTACAGCATTTATCGATGCATGTAATTTGTTCTTGTTGGTGTATTAATGAATCATCTGAACATTCATCGATTGAACCTTTACGATATGGGCCCTCGCCCAATTCAAGTCCAGTAGTTTCATCGTCAGATGAAACCATTATTACTCCGCCCACCTTTTTTTTCTTAGAACATATATATTCTATTATACAAACCAATAATGTAAATGCACATAACATTGACCAATATTCAAGGGTTTGTATGAATAAATCATGATTGTGTTCATTTCGACGTTCTATTCCATAATCACGTAATTCCTCCAGTTCACGTAACATTTTATCTCGGTTTTTGTCTGAATAATCATCTGTAGTTGCATTTGTGTCCTCGTTTAAATTTAATTGACCATTTCCAGAATTAAACGCAATATAAATAAATTTCTGTAAATCTAATTTTAAATCAGGCATTTCAACCATTGCGATATTCAAATTCACACTTGGTTCATTCGTTAATTTTTTCACGGTGTTTTCAAACATAGTTGTTTCCATAGGACCCACATAATAGAAAAAAAAACATATTTCTAAAATGGCTATTCCTGATAGATGGACAAATATAGAATACATTAGTTATATACCTATGTGATAAATACATAA